TTGAGTAATGCTTTAAGAGAAAAAAGTGTAAACGAAAGATTAAAAATATTTGCTGAGTCATTACTAAAAATTATAGATACACAAATTGAAATAAAAGAATATGAAGAAAGCGAGGATTACAAGATATTTGAATTAATTTCAGAAGAAATTGAAAGAGATAGACCTATAGATATTCAGATATAGAAAAGAGCCATTAGGAGTGGCTCGATTCCAAAATAATATAAAATATAAGCTAATTATAGCACAAACGGAGGGAAATTATGAGTACTTTATATGAATTAACTACAGATTTATTAGAAATAGAAGAAGGTTTAACAGAAACAACAGGAAATGAAGCTGAAAAACTAGAGGAAATAAAAGAAATAATAAAACAAGAGATACAAAATAAAAACACTAGAATAGTGTCAGTAATATTAAACATTGACAGTGATATAAACTCTATAGATTCAGAGATTAAGAGGTTACAAGAGTTAAAGAAGGTTAAGAAGAATACTCTTGATAGATTAAAAAGCAATATAAAAGACTGTATGGAATTACTTGGGACTAAAAAAGTAGAAACAGTTTTAGGAAATATAAGTATAAGAAAGTCAGCAGGTAGCTTAGTCATAGAAGATGAAGAAAAGATACCTGCTATATATAAAACAGTAGAGCAAGTTGTAAAAGTAGATAAGAACACTATTAAAGATTTTATTAAAAAAGGTCATGAGGTTGAAGGTTGCAGGATTGAATATGGAACTACACTAACAATTCCAAAAGCTAAAAAAGAGTAGGTGAGGACCATGGAAATTAATAATATTTACATTAAATTGATGGATGTAAGAGTTAAATTTAGTAAGTTGAATCTAAAGAAAAGTGGAGAAAATAAGTTCGCTAACTTCAAGTATTTTGAGTTAGCAGACTTTCTACCACAAGCAACTGGATTACTTGAAGAAGCTAAGCTATGCCCTATAGTGACCTTTACAAATGAATATGCAACTCTAACATTAATTAATGGGGAAAACCCATCAGAACAGATTGTATTTACTTCTCCCATGAGAGATTTACAACTTAAAGGTTCTAATGAATTACAAGCACTAGGAGGTATAGAAACCTATCAAACTAGATATTTGTACATTCAGTTACTCAACATAACTGAAAGTGACACTTTTGACGCAACTAGTGGCAAAAATGAAGCTAAAAGTAATTCTAACAATAGAATTTTAACAGATAAACAATTAAGTAGGTTATATGCAATAGCAAGTAATGCAAATGTTGATAAAGAAAGTTTGAAAGAAAAAGTATTTAAAAGATTTGGAAAAGAGATAAAAGATTTAACAAAACAAGAGTATGACACTATTTGTAATGCTTATGAAAATAAGCAATAAGGGCAGGTGATATTGTGGGGATTATAAGAGTAAGCAAAGACAAAGATAATCCATATGTAGTTTTAAATAAAACTTGTTTGGAAGATGTAAATTAAGCTGGCAAGCAAAAGGCTTACATTCATATCTGATTAGTAAGCCCGACCATTGGAAAATCTATGTTAATGACCTATATAAAAGAAGTAAAAATGGAAGGGATGCTACAGCAAATATTTTAAAAGAACTTATAGAAAATGGATATGTAACAAGAAAACCTTGTAGAGATTCTAATACTAATAAGATGCTTGGAGGATATGATTATCAAGTATATGAGATACCACTTGAAAATCCTCAGAAGCTAAAATCCCGAAAAACTGATTTCCCGGAAACCGGATTTCCCGGAAACCGGGTTTCTCGGAAACCGGAAAACACGGAAGTAGTAAGTAATGACTTTAAAGTAAATAATGATATTACTACTATTGTTATTAATGAACAATCCAATAAAGACAAAACCACCTACATAAAAAAATATTATGAATCTTATATAGGTGTGATTACTCCAAATAATTTTCTTCAACTACTAAGTTATTTAGATGATGGAATGGAAGCTGATGTAATATAAGAGCTTTGATGAAGCTAGCAATGGAGTTAAGAATTATAATATAAACAATATTAAATAATTGGATAGAAGCAGGTGTAAAAACTAATTTAGAACTTACAGAGTATCAAAATGAGTTTGAGAGGAAGAAAAAGAATAAACAGGATAAGAAGCAGTCTAATAGTAAAGCTGTGAATACTCCTAATGTGAGTAAAAATAAGTTTCATAACTTCAATGAAACATTTACTCAATATTCACCTGACGAACTAGATGACATAATTAAGAAAAGCCAAAAGGTTAAATTTAAATAAAATTAAACTTCTAGGAAGTAAATATCAATATATTGCTTCCTAGAAAAGGGGAGGTATAAAATGGCGAGAATATATGCACAAAGAAGTGGTTCTTTAAATGACAGATAGATTGGATTTTAAGATTACTTGGGAAAGCTGGATATACAGTAAAGTTGTAGAGAGAAGCAAAATAGCAAGACAACTTATACTTACTTTGTTGAGTATACAGAAGACAGGAAGAAAAATAGAAGGGGGCTAGTTAAATGAATACAATAACTTTAGTTGGAAGATTAGTTGCAGATGCAGAATTGAAGTACCTTCCAAATTCAGGTACTCCAAAAATAACCTTTTCAATGGCAGTAGATAGAAGGTTTAAAGATAAAAATGGAAATAAAATAACTGATTTTATTCAATGTGAGCAATTAGGAAAACATGTAGAGAATCTAGTGCAATATCTTGTTAAAGCTAAGCCTGTTTATGCTGTTGGAGAGTTAAATATATATAATTACAAAGATGAAAATGGTTGCTGGAAATCTATTACTAAGGTTAATGTAAATGCTTTAGAACTACTTTCTAGTAAAAATGATAATAATGCTAAACAAGAATATGTACCACCAGGATTAGACCCACAAGGTTTTCAAGCAATAGATGATGACGATATACCTTTTTAATTAAGTTAAATAGTCTAGGGAGTGATTATACAATATTACTTCCTAGGAGTTGAAAAATATTGGAGGTCTAAGAGTGAAATATGAGTGTGAGAAAGTGTTCTTAGAATGCGATAAGGGAAGTTTTGAGATAAATGATACAAGAATTGAAGAAGTAACATTCGAGGGTACAGAAATAGACAATCCGTTTGAGAGAGTAAAATATGAAGGGACTTTTACAATAATATCTGGATGGGATTCTTTATTGAGAGATATATTGTGGCTTGAAATGCGGAAAGTCTTAAAAATTATAACAAGAAAAATGATGATGGGGGTATTAGGAATGATAATAATTAGAAGTCAAGATAGATTAGATTTAATGAGAGTTAACAGAGTTGAAATATACGATAAACAAGTATTTGTAATATTTGAAGATGATGTCAAACGAATAGGTGTATATGAAAGTAATGAAAGAGCTATTGAAGTATTAAACAGAATACAGGAGGCTATTATTGCAGGAACTAAGTTTGACATTATAAATAAAGACGGGGTTAGATGCAACAAAGAAAAAGTGTTTGAAATGCCAGTTGAATAAGGAGGGAGCTGAAATGTTAAAGGTTGAAAAATATTTTAATGGTTCTGTTGCAGATAACATATTTGAAGATGATTTGACTCTTAGAAACTACTTAGCACTATATTGTTGTGTTTATGGAGTAAGAAAAAATGGAGAGCTTGTATTTCCAACTTCTGAAAAAATGCTAATAGAGTTTAATGTTGATAAAAATAGAAAAAAGAAAAAGAAAGGTTCAAAGGTAAAGTTGATTAATGCCAAAACTGGTGAAGAAAAAATATTTGATTCTATAGATAGTGCAGCGTGTTTTTTAAGACTACAGAGTCAGGCAGTTTACCAAACAATTAAAAAGAAAACTAAAACAAGAAGTGGCTGGAAAGCTGAATATATTAAGGAGGAATAATGGAAGTTTCAAGGACTGAATACACAATTAAAAGAGCAAAAGAGTTGTATGACAATGGAGAGGACATATTTATTGCTATAGATAAGGCTAGAGAAGAATATGAGGAGATGATTAAAAGTGAGTTTAATTAAGTACAGAGGTTATGATTTTGAGAACGAAAAGTGGATTTATTCAGCAACAATAATGTGGAGTAATATACTTGAATGTTTAGTTATGTTGACAGAGGGTTGCAAATGGCAGAAAGTCTCTAATGTTGGGGTATGCTCTGGAGAATGGGCTAGAAACAATCAAGAAATTTGTGAAGGGGATATATTGAAAGGATATGATAATTCTAGTGATACAAGCCAATATGGAGTTGTAAAAAGAGATTTTAATAGTATTAAGTTATATTTGGAATGGCATTATTTAAAGAAGTTTGAAGGAGAATGGATAGAGCTTATAAATAAAACAGAAATATATCATAGTAGAGATTACAAAGTAATTGGTAATGAATATGAGAATTTAGAGGAAGTCAGAACAGAGTTCTTAGAACGTAAGGAGAGTCTTGAAAATGAATATCTTAGCTAGTGCGATATTAGTAATAGGAAGTTTTATAACTGGTAGAGTTTATGAGTATAGATTGAATCTAAAAGAGTGTGAAAATTGCGACAATAAAAGAGGTGTATAAGAATGGATGATAGATTAGAAATGATAAATGCTTCTGTAAATTATATACAGATGATATGTGAAAGTTCAAATATAGCTATTATAGCAGAGCGAGGAAGAGTTAGAATATTAGATTTAGAAACTAAAGAAAAATATGATTTATTAAAAAATAAACTCGAGGAAATGTTAGAAGAAATATAAGTGAAAATATCTAATTAAGACAGTTTAGAGAGTTACAAAATATCTTTTAGTATAAATTATTGTTGAAGTGTTTTGTGACTCTCAAAAATGAAAATAAGGAGGCGTTGTATTGCTTACATTTTTAGATTTATTCGCAGGGATAGGTGGCTTTAGGCTAGGGATGGAAAAAGCAGGACATAAATGTTTGGGACATTGCGAATATGATAAATTCGCAAATTTAAGTTATAATGCCATGCACAAACCGAAGGAGGATGAATGGTTTGAAAGAGATATTAGAGAAATTAGAACAGAAAATATCCCAAGAGCAGATGTCTGGTGTTTTGGATTCCCATGTCAAGACATTTCTGTTGCAGGGAAACAATTTGGATTCAGAGGAGAACGTTCAAGTTTATTTTTTACAGTTACAAAACTTATTAGAGAACTCAAAGAAGAAGATAGACCCAAGTATTTACTTATTGAAAACGTTAAAAATCTACTTAGTGTTAATGGAGGATTTGATTTCCTCAAAGTTCTCGTTGAACTGGATGAAATCGGCTATGATGCAGAGTGGCAAGTTCTTAATTCTAAAAACTTCGGAGTACCCCAAAATAGAGAACGAATATTCATTGTTGGACATTTTAGAGGACGAAGTACACGAAAAGTATTTCCTATCGAAAGAAAAAGTGAAAAAATCTTGAGCAACTAAATAATCCAACTCATAGTACAAATAGAATTTATGATGCAGTTGGAATTGCTAGATGTATTAGAAGTCAGGCAGGAGGTGGAGGTGCTAAAACAGGTCTATACTTTATAGACTTAAATAAAAACTCTAAAGTAACAATAAATGCTAGATGCCTTAAAGCAAAATATAATGCAGGTGTGACAAATAGAAATTGTGATAATAGTGGAGTTTTAGTTAATGCAGTTTTAACGCCCGATAGGGTAAATAAAAGACAAAATGGTCGTAGAATTAAAGAAAGCGGAGAAACAATGTTCACATTGACAGCTCAAGATAAACATGGAATTTTGAAAAATGGAGATATAAGAAGGTTAACACCAAAGGAATGCTTTAGGTTGCAAGGATTTCC